TTCTTGTCGTCAGCATTGTCCTTGTCGTCGTCCTTTTTGGACTCTTCCTTGTCCCCGTCGTCATCCTTTTTGTCGCCGTCCTTCTTCTTGGCGTCGATCTTCTCTTGGATGAACGCGGGCATTTCGCCGGACGTTTTGTCGGCGGCTTCTTTCTGGAGGCCGTTGAGGTAGTGGGCCTTTTCTTCCAGCGTCATGCCCATACAGGCACGGACGTGGGCGACCTTCTGGTCCTCAGTCAGCGCGCCGGGGAGGTACGTGTGCACCTCGGCGGCGGTCTTCTTGAAGAGGGCGACGTATGGGTCGGCGGCGGCCGCCTTCTGCGAGTGCTGAATGACTGAGTTGGTGCCGGCGGGGGTCTCGCCCGGCTTCATCGGCTGAGGGATTTCCTTACCGATGACGGCGGGGCCACTGACATGGGCCATCATGGCACCCAGTGCGCCCTGCTGCGGGAGAACGGCGTAGGTCTGCGGGCGAAGGGCCGCGTCCATCTTGCCTTCGCCGGTGGTCGGCGTGGTGTTGCCCTTGTCGCCGCCGATGATCGTCGAGCCCTCGGCGAGCTTCGAGATCAGTGAGTGCAGGGACGCGGTGCGCGACTGCTCGATGACGGAGTTGTCGCCCGGCGGCGAGACCGAAGGCGCGTTGGGCTGGGGCTCTTCGGCACCGACTGCGCCAGGACGGGTGTCGACCTCGGTGTAGCCCTGAGAATCCTCGGCATAGCCTTCGGGGCGCGCGGAGGCATCCATCTTGCCTTCGCCGGTGGTTGGCTCGGTGTTGCCCTTGTCGCCGCCCTCGATGGTTGAGCCTTCGGCGGCCTTTTCCATCAAGTGAATGGCATGGGCGTGGGCGAGCTGGTCAAGGTCTTCGACGGACGCGAGTTTCTGGAACGCAGCGGCCTTGAAACCGTGCTGGCTCCGGTACCAGTTGGACGCGTCGATGACGGCGTCGGCGATCGCGGCGGTCTTGTCCCGTGCGACGGCTTCACCGTTGGTCGGGTCCAGCTCGACGCGGTCGGCGATATAGTCGGCAACTTTGCAGGCGTCGTCCCCACTAGGGAACGCAACATGCCCACCCTGGATCAGTGCGTTCTGAACGCCTCGAACATATGCATGCTTGAACATGTTGTGTCTCCTCAGAAGCGGCGGAAGTTCGGCAGAGGAATGATAGGCCAACTCCCTGGGTTATTCAAATCAACTTAAAGGGTTGGTCGGGCATTGGGCGCGACGGGGGCTGATGGCAACGTCGCAGGAGTCGGAGTCGCAGAGGGTACTTGGGGAGCCATTTGGGGTTGCTCGGCGGCAGGAGAGAGGCGCGACGTGGTCGCGGTGCCTGCACTCAATTCAGCAAGTTTTTCCGCACACACGCGGAAACACTGCGAGGCATCTACGAATCCCTGGTTATACGCAGAGCGGATCATGGGACACCTCTCGAATACGGTCCTGTTGGCCTGGGATACCTGCTGGGTAGCGATTCTGCATTTCCAGGGGGTTGACCTGGTGTTGACGGCGGTGCGGGCTTTTGACTGAACAGACGCCCCAGCCCCCTCCCGATGTGATGCCCAGCGTTTCCAACGATGGGCGCACCAAGCATACCGGCTGCAGGGATACCATACATGAAGCCGGCAGCGGACCCGAGGGCGCCCAGAGTATTGGACAGCCGACTCTCGTTCGGGTCTCCCGATTTCCCCCGCGCCGCCTGGACAGCACCGAGCGCAGGGAGTGCGCCAAGCCCGCGGTAGAGCCATTGTTGGATGGGTTTCCCCGGAATCGTGGGCCAGAGGACCTGCTTGGCGTTGAGGAGGCCTCCCGGCGCCTTGCCGACGGCAGGCTTGAACAGGGACTTGCCTTGTCCTTTGCGTACAGCGCCAATAATCTCTGGCGCGTCGCCAATAGCGAGCCTTCGTAGCGTCGTTAGTGCCCCCCGTGCGTTGAACGCGGTTTTCACGTGGTAGGCCGCGAGGGCATCATCCACTCCGCGTTGGTGCACATCACGAAGCATTAGTACCGTCCTCCTTCACCTTGACCAAAGGTGACCCCTGCCGCGTAGGCGGGGATAGGATTCATTCCACGTAGGTCACTCACGTCGCCTCGATGTGCTCCCGTGATGAGGGATTCTTTGAGGTAACGATGCGCAAGGCGTGCCATCCAGTCAGGATTGAGGAGGGGGGTACGTGACGCTGCACGAACGACCGGCTCAACACGCGGGGCGGTCGTGGAGATGTTCACGGCGCGAATGTTGCGTGCTCTCAGCGTATCACGCATCGATGGAGTCACACGAGTTCCCGCCGTAAAGTGTAAGACGTTCTCTGCGAGCGTTTCGCCAACTGCGGCATCGGTCGGGACTTTTTTGCGATGCGACTCGAGCGCAGCATGGAAACGGTTGTAGTCGATGACGTCGCCCCTGACGAAACCGTGGTCAGTGTTGTCCCCCGTGTCGGTGATTAGGACATGGTTCATGACCGACCGTGCCAATGTCTCCAGGTGGCGGCGGTCGACCCCGCCTGTTTCACGTTGATAGATGCCGTGGAGCATGTCTACCAGGTGCTCGCGTCCTTGCCCCAGTCCTTTGAGACGTACGACCTCGTCTGGCTTCGGGATGCCATCGGTTAGCGCGTCACCCGCTTCTACTTTGTCTCCGGCGCGTGCAGTTATGCGCAGGTCGGGACTCGAGTAAAGCTTCACACCACTAACGTAAATGTAGTGACCGCCTTGGGGCGCTTTTTCAATGCGCTCGACCGCACCATCCTTGCTAGCGAGGACTGCGTGGTGCAGGAAAGAGCGGGGTATCTCGAGCATTTGGCGGACGCCTTGGACACCTCGCAGTTGTTTCTTTTCCTCTGTGTTGACCCGCCCCCCGTGCCGGGCGTCGAGCGCGAATTGTGTCAAAGGTTCTGCGAGTGCCTGAGCGGCACGCATACCGACATTTGTGCCCACTGTGTGGTGTTTGCCGTTGGTAGATAGCCCCTGGCACTTCTGGCAAAGGCCGCTCGGGGCCTGACAGGTCATAGGAGAGCGGACGATAACCGTCGTGTTTTTTGAGAGCTTTTGCGCAATCGCAGGGGTGATGAGGGTCCCTGCAGGGTACTGCCCGTGTGTTGAAGCGAGATATCTGTCAATGATAGAGGGGTCGCTAGCCTTCAGCGCGATGCCGTTCTTGGTGCCACAGTCGGGCATCGTGATGAGCTTGTCGCCCATATTGTTGACGAGGATTTTGGCGAAGTCTCCCGCGTCTGCTGGTGCGAGGTTGGACTTGACAACGTTCATGCGTGCTTCGTCGCCGGCGACCCATGCATCGGAGGCTTTGAGCCCCTCCGCGTAGTTTTTGCTGATGAACCAGGGGATTATCACATCATTACTATCGCGCGCTAGAACGGGGCCTCCGATGATTTTCATGAGCTGCCCGTGAGCCCCGCGACCACCTGACGTTACCATGCGCCCCATCTCGCCCGGGTGCGTCTTTGTGTAGTCTAGGACCGCGTTTTGCGCTGTGAGGAGGGCTCTCTCTTTCGCATCCCCAGTGGCGCGGTGGTACTTTGTCGCGTGCATCTTCATGAGCGCATTTCGCTTCGGCTCACTGGTGATGTCGTCGAGGCCGACGGAGATCCCTTCTAGTGTAGAAATTTCGTCTCCGACGCGCTTCAAGCCTGTGACTGCAGCCGCGTACTGGTCAGGGTCGTTCTTGGCAATGTCCGTGAGGACGTTGTGCATATTTTTACTCGTCAACGTGCCGCGCCCCCGGTACTTCTCCGGGAGTGCGTCGTCAACGAGGTATTGACCGAAAGTGGGCACGTGTCAGTTTAGCCGAACTGCTGGGTGGGTTGCTGCTTCTTGGACCCGCCGAGGAGTTTCTTGGCCCCCCAGAGACCCGCTGCGCCGATGGCCATTGATGGTGCGAGGCCTTTGGCGGAACTCCAGGCGAGCCCTTTAAGGTTCTTCCGTGACATTGGTCCCGTGGAAGGGTCTAGGATGCGCCCGACGCTTTTCCCCAGGTTACTCAGGTGTCGTTTCTGGCCGCTGACGAGTCCTCGACCGAACCGCTTCTCGGGGTTGGAAGTCCCGTGTGAACCGGGGGCGCGCTGATCGAGCGCGGAGGAGCGTACGGGGCCTTCGACGGCGAACTTCTCGAGGGCTGCGGCGTAACCTTGGTCGTATGCGTCTTTGAGCATTAGAAGGCCGTCCCAATTCCAGTGTTCTGTCCAAGGTTATCCACACGACCGCCCGCGTCCCCCCCGGATAGGTCGGAGGGGGCGCCCCAATGCGTGGCGCGGTTGAGCGGGTCCTGGCGGGCGTCGTCCGGGGCCGGTACAGGGTCCGGAAGTGCTTGGAGGATGTTGGTGAGCTTGTCGATGGGCAAGTCTCCCGCCCCCTCCTGTGGCTCTTCCCCCTCGATGGGAAGGCCCTCAGCGGGAGGTTCCTCCATCGGAGGCACCTCAGGAAGGATACCGCCGGGGACCTCGTCAGCGGGAAGTGGAGGCATAGGGGGCTCGAGTTCGGCATTCTTGCTCGCCTCCGTACGAAAGGCTGCCTTAGCGCCGTGGAACTTTCCGTTGCTTGGCTTCTGTGGGATCTTGCGGCGACATTCCTTCGCCGCAGTTTTGAGCCCATAGATGTCGAGGGCATCCGCGGCACCTTTGATGTAGGCATGCTTGACCTTCTCAGGAAGGCGCTTGCCGTTTGGGGTCTCTTTTTCCCAGCGGGCGGCCATATCAGGTTCGTTGGCCCACATCCAGCGGCGCTGCGCTTTGCTTTTCATCGGCATGTTGGTCGAATTATAGGCGAAGTCGCGGAGATCTACCGACCAATCTCAACATTGTCTTGCAACGAAATCTCTCCGCGGTGGTAGGCAGCGAGAGCCTCTTGCTTCGAAGCAAAGTGCTTTGCTTTCCCTCGTTTGCCGGGAGCGGTGGCTTTGTACAGCCCTAAGACGGCTTCATGTTGGGGTGCGATGTTGAGCTGTCCGGGTTGCTTGTCGCTGAAGATGAGGTTCGACAAGGTCATATTTTTGACGTCGGCGATACCCCCAGGGGTAACTGGAGCGTGGACCTGGATTGCATCACCATCGTAATCAGCGCTCATGCCCTTTTCAGCGAAGGGGTTTAGCCGGATGGTTTTCCCTTCCACGATTTTCGGGAAGGCACCGACGATGTTGAAGCGGTGTAGCGACGGTGCTCGATTGATCATGACGGGGCGTTCCTGTGCCTCCGTAAGCAGTTCGTTCCGTGCCAGGGGTCGTTTTTCCTCGACCATCTTCTGCGCGTCGGTGGCAGAGTAGCCTTTTTTCACTAGGCGCCCGATGACGAATTTCCCGTACATCCCCCAGAGCATGTCCTCAGGAACACCAACTTCGTCCATATTGAGGGTTGGATCGGGGGCGATAGTCGCACGCCCGGAGACATCCTGTTGTCGCTTCATTAGCTTGGACTGAAAGAAGCCGCTTCCCGGGCGCGTTCCTGCGATGAGATTGAGGTAGCCCTTCGCGCCGCGTTTACTGGTCGTAGGGCTTACGGGGGCGTGGGTGCCGAAGACCGCACCGATTGCTTCGAAGAGGTGGTTGCGCGGATGCTTCAACTCATCCGCCGGGAGCACGCCCTTCACTTCCCCAAGCTGCTTGTTGGCGAGGAACGCGTCACGGTAGAGCAGGTTCGCGTCCCCCACCTGGAGGCGCCCGTCTTTGAGAGGGAGCACAGGACGGATGATTGGCGGCGTTACAGGGATTTTGGACAGCACATAAGCGTCCTGTGGTTTCAGGTTCTGTGCCTTGAGGGCGTTAAGGTATTTGATCTGCTTAACGGCATCGTCGAGAGAGGCCCCCCGGAGAGTTTCTGTACTCGTGTGTAGCGCGTTGAGCTTGCTGTCGACGTCGATCTTCTTCAGTTCTCGCTTGAAGTAGTCCCCCCCGTGTTGCCCGTGCTGCTCCAGGAACTCCTTCTTCGTCATACCGAGCAAACGTCGAACAGGTTCGACGAAGACCGGATTTACAATGGGTTCGTGCAGGTCGACGTGGGACCACTTCGTACCGTCCGTTCCCCCCGTGACCACGGGGTCAAACAAACCACCGTTTTCAGGCTTGAGGTCCTTCGCTCGGAGCAATTTCTGCGGGGAACGCAGTTTTCCCGCGGACATTTTTGAAATGTCATGGTCGGTCAGGGGGCCGAGGGCAAGGCGATTTCCCTGCTTGTCGACCTTGACGCCAGCGCCCTGAAGCGCGGTGAGGAATTTGTTGTACGTGAAAGAGGTCTGAGGTGCAGGCGTGGGGAGGCCGAGTTGAACTGATCGCCAGAATTCGTCGTTCCTCTGTCCCTTGATAGATGCCGCTTCCCGCAGAACGTTGCGCGCGTTATGCGCGACTAAGCCATCGAATTCCATCTTGCCGAGGGCCTTGGCGCCGTCCGCACCGCCTCGTGCAGGTTGCTGATTAAAGTCGTAGCGTTCTGCCCCGTGCGCGGCCCAGTTGGAATCCGTCGTCTTGAACAGCTTGAGGATGTAGCTCTTTCCGACGAACACACCGGGGATCTTTTTCCCCGTCTCGGGGTCGAATACCACCTCTTTGTCGTGGAGGCCGTGCTTTTTGAGCTGCCTTTTGGCGAATTCCACGTTGTCACTCGGGTGGAACTGGTCAAGGACCATTGGTTTGCCGGTCTTGTCCGCGACTTTGCCGAGGGCTGCTTCAACGATTTGCGCAGGATTGATGCGAGATACAATACCGGCGGACGTGAAGATGAGGTCGATGGGCTTCCTGTTTTCCCCGTGTATCATGAGGTGATCTGGAATGATCTTAGCGATGACGCCTTTGTTGCCATAGCGACCGCTGAGCTTGTCGCCAATTCCAAGACGCTCCTCGGTCTTGACTGTAACCGTAATGCGCCGGGCGGTTTTGACAACGTCCATGACGAGGCCAGGCCGATCATGGTCCCAGACTTCAGTCTCCTCGACGTATGGACGTACGAGGGACTTAGAAAGGCGGCCCAGGAGAACGGCGTTTCCAGTGGCTTTTGTCTCACGCACGGCGACGATCAGGGGGTCGTGGGGCTGTACCGTGGTGCCCTTTTTTACGACGCCAGAGTCATCTAGCTGTCCGTATTGGACGGCGGAATACAGGCTACCGAAATACGCTTTGTGTTTATCCCTGCCGGGCGTGAGGTCACCGTCGAGCTGCATGACGTACTTGTACATGTGCTCCGACGTCATGCGGTTGGCTGCCCCCTCCGAGATGACGAGACCGTCGTTTGAATTGAGCCCGCGGTACGGCATGTAGGCAACGCTCAGATTCGTCCCTAGCGCGAGCGTGTCGTTCTTCGTGTAGTTCGAGTCGGCGAGGTGCTGGCCAGCGCGAACCTTGTCACCGGCGTTCACCGTGAGGTTGTTGTGGAGGTATGACTTGGCGGCGAGGGGGAAGTTCTGGTCGTAGTGAAGGCGAAGGAGTCCGTCATCGCCCGCGAGCTTGAGGAAGTCTGAGTAGAACTCGTCGTCTTCTTCGTAGGAGCCGCGCTTGAAGAACGGAGGCACTTCATTCTCGGGGCGTTTCCAATGGTACTGTGTGCGGCCTCTTCGTTCTCGCACGGGCGTGAACCCTTGCTCCTCATTCAGGTGCTGCATCGCAGCCGCGTTTGATTCGGGCCCTACGCTGGAGAGGATCGAGTCGTATTCCTGTTGAACGCGTTCTCGCAGGGCACGGGCAATTCCTTGGCGACGGTACTTTGGGTCAACGACTGTTGAGTTGATCCAAGCGTCGGGGTCCAGTTTTTGAAGTGACTCGGGTGGCCCTCCAGGGCCTTTCCAATCGCCCAGGGGGTCACCGGGGTTCACTCGCGTGACTCCCGCGAGTTGCCCATCAGAGAAAACACCAAACATACGGTCCGTGTCTCTCGGGTTGTCAACACCACCCCAAGTTTGCCCTTCGAGCGCTTTGCCGAGCGCTTTGTGCGCATCAGTCTCGAGGGGTTTGACGTCCCAGTTGGCGGCGCCTCGCTTTGTTTGCGTTGGGCGCAGGTAGATGTAGTCCTGGTCAATTTTTTCGATGGTTCCCGCGACAGGCGCCGTCGGGACGATCAGAGAGACCATGTGTTGCTCCATCGACTGGCGTGGATTCCAGGAGCTGACCTGCACCAGAGGCGCTTCACGATTTACGAGGGAAAGGGCCTGGGCCTGCTGTTTCGCGCCCATGAGGACACGGTTTCCCTGCATACCGCCGATGAGTGGGAGCAGGTTCGTGGTTGGCCCGTATAGGTCCGAGGCGTGGTCGACTTGGTGGGTAACGTGCGCGGCGCCAATACGTTCGATCTTTCCGTTTCGCATGACGTCCACGACACGCCCTTTCCCGAGCTTTTCGTCAGGAAAGGCGACAACCGCGTTTGCAACGTCTGCTGCTTTGAGGGGGACCCGACGTCCGGTTTTGACGTCACGGAGCATCGCGTAGAGATTGCCAGCGTCGTCGCGACGCGTGGTCATTGCCGCGCGGATGTCTATACCGCCTTTGAAGCTCTCTGGAGTACGGGCAGGGTCCATCACGGCGAAGTGCGTTGCGTGTAGCTTACGAGCCTCGAGTGGGATCGCGCGGTCGGAAGAGATTGCGCCTTCACCTAGCGACGTGACCCGGACGGCGGAGTCCATTAGCTCCATCGGGTTGATTTGCATTGGAACAGATGCGAGCGAGGACTTCGCAAGGAATGAGTGTACAGCACGGGTGAAAGGAGCAGAAGGTAACGCTTTTCGTATATCACCCTTGTGAGAATCGAGTTTCAAGCCGAGCTTTCCTTTGAGACCGCGGGCGTCGAGATGGAGGCGCTCTTTGATGAAGTCATCGACGGAGTGGAAGGTCTTGAACTCGAGGGAATCGCGGTCGTCAGTGTCTTCCGCCTGGCGGTGGACGTCGAGCAGCTTTGCCGACGCGGACAAAATCGCGAGAGGTGAGGCCCTGTCATGGGCGGTGCCGAGGGTGCGCTTAGTAACCTCGGGGGACATTTGCGTTCTGTCGAGGTAGTCATGTACCGCTTTTACACGGTCATCATGTGTCTTGTGCACCTGTTGCGCGGGGTGGATGAAGCTCTTGTAGAATTTCTCCACATATCGATCGGGGTCCTTGAATGCCGCGCGGTTTGTCTCAGCGATTGTTGCCCCCCAGTTTTTTGCAATATCCTGATGAGGGATACCGAGAGCCCGTAGGACGGGGTACAGGGGGGTGCGGGAAGCACTGCTCGTGGGCTGTGTATAGAGGTATCCTTTGGCCGGGTCCATGAGAACGCGGAAGTTGGATCCTTTTGAAAGGTTGAAGGTAGCCTCGAGTTCGTCGTTGCCGCGGCGACGGGTATAGACCCCAGGCTTCGTTCGGATCTGGTTCGAGACGCTGTACTCAGTACCATCGACGATAAAAGTGTGCCGCGGGGTGAAGTACGGGAGCTGCAGCAGCGTGAAGTCCCGTGCCTCGTTAACGACTTTTCCCTGCGCGTCTTTGACAACGATGTCACCCCGCACACGCTCGGATAGCGTCTTACCGGCGAGTAGCGCATCTTTTTGCTGTCGCGACGAGTATTCTTTTTCCTCAACACGCGGGTTGTTGATGGCGACAGAATAGTTCTTGGTTTGGAGTGGAAAGGACTCCGATAGCCCCTCGAGCGTTTTTCGTCGGATGTTTTGTCGTCGTGTGAGCGAGTCTATAAGGACAGGCGACAGGTCTTTGTCTTTGGGCATCGGGTCCCTCTAAGCTTGCGGCGGTTCCTTGGTACAAGGAGGCATCGAAGAGATTTAGCTATCGTGTCGCCTTCGTTCTTCTTCGTCCTCGTCTTTTTTCTCAGGGGGAGGCTTGTACGTAAGGTAGTTGATCACGACGACGCAGTCGCCTTCTTTCGTGAAGTGACGTTCCTCGTAGCGCAGCACCGCGTTCCCGTTGAGGATCTCGTTCAGTGTAGTTTCGTATGCGCGAACGTCGCTTGGAAGTTCGTAGTACTCGACGTGCGCTTCATAGTTGTACTTTGGGATCCCCGGGATCTTCGCAGGGTCCTCCTCCTCGTCTATGTTCCTGAGTTGGTGGTCATCAGGGATAGGCAACGGAAAAGGGCTCGAGACATCAACGCCCATTACACCCCCCTGAGGGGTTCTCTGTGCACTCTCGATCAGGTCGGCGAACGTGGCAGGCGCGTCATTTTTGCCCATGGTCTCATCCTATCGAAAGAGGGGTATTGCGCAATTGCTATTGAGCGGGGGGCATTCCGCCGTCGCCGCCGCCGTTATTCATTCCATTGGCGTCACGTGCTTGTGTGACGGCTTCGTAGTGCATAGCTGTCTGCTCGTCTTCTAGGCGCGACTTCACGACGGAGTACATGACGTAATCCTCCATCTGCAAAGCATGCATCTGTGACCGACGCATGCCGGGGTCGAGGCCCATGAACTCTTGCACCAGCATGTCGGCCTGGCCGATAACGCGCTGTTGGTCGTATTGGAGCCCCTGCTGTCCTACGGCTTGCTGTGACTGTACCTGCGCGGCCAAGGTGTTCTGCAGGCTCTGTATCTCGACCTGCAGTTTTTGCTGGGAGCGCACCTCGTCCAGCTGTTCCTGAACACGTTTCTGGCGTTCTTCTGCCGGGTCGATGTCGAAGGCTTCGCCAATAGTGGTCTTTGAGATCCACGGCCCCTCGGGGTCCGCCGAGTTGAGCTGAATGAGCAGCGTCTTTTGTTGGACGTCGTCGATAAACTTGAACGGCGCCAGCTCCGTCTCGACGGAGGCCCAGCCGAGCATCTTGGCCATTTTATCAGTGAGCCACTGGAGCAGGTCGTTAAGGTCACCCGTTTGGTGAAGGAGCTGGTTCTCGAGGACACGGAGCTGGATGCCAGAGCCCATAGCGCTGAAGCCGCCGTAGATGAACTCCTTGGGCAGCCCGAGGGCTGCGATGATGTTGTCCTCCGCTGCCTGGACCTCGCCGAGGGTCATGAGGGCGCGGGCCTGGCCACCGAGGTGGGTGATCTCAGCGGGGATGGGGCTCCACATGATGTGGAGCGGGTCGCGGCGCCAACGCTTGATGTTCGTTTTCATCTCTCCGGCCCAGCGATTGAGAGAGATGCGCTGGACGGGGTCTCCGTCGGAGGAGGCCTGCTTGGGGGAGATGATACGGAACGGGACGACGTAGTCGAGTGCGATGGCCTCATTGGCTTTACGCAGTACAGCGGCGTAGAAGAAGAGCTTGATGGTCGATGCTAGCGGCGGAAAGCCCCATTGGGCCTCAATGCCAGCGGGGGCGTCCATCTTCATGTGGAAGATTTGTCCCTCAGCGAACTTGAAGATCTTGTCGCCTTGTATGGCTTTAAGGAACTCGACCGGTAGCGTGTTGATGAGATGCTTGCTGCCGTTGGTGACCCGCTCCTTGATCTCCTTCGGGATGGTCCAGTAGTACTCACTATGGTCGGTAATCGGGTTGTAGTCGATGTCGATCAGCTTCGGATCCCACCTGATGATGGCGACCTTGTCGGCGCGGGTCAGGCGTTTGTCAACGATCGTGCCGCTCACCGCGCCGGCGCAGTGCGGGCAGTCGTACTTGAAGACGAGTTTCTTTGGTTCGTATTTGTAGTCGACCGCCGTGATATTGGTGAGGTGCTCGCACTTGGGGCACTTCAAGAAACGAATGAAGGGGGTGTAGAGCGAGGCGAAGAAGTTGCCGTAGACGAATTTGTCGACGGCGGCCTGGTAGAGGCGTCGCTTGGTCTTCAGCGTCTTCTCGTGGAGCTTCTTCCACTTCTCCTTCAACGATTCGTTGGTTGTGTCGTAGAGGATATCCGTGATGGGGTAGGTGCAGAACTTTTGCAACGCCGCGTAGATCTGCGAGCAGTTGAAGTACAGGTACTCACAGAGACGGAACAGGTCCTTCAGTTTCCGGGGGGCGAAGGCTGTCAGGAAGTCGAACAGCGGCGACCCATGGGAGCTGGTCGGGGACAACATGTCTGAGATGGTGGGGTCAGCAGCTGGGTTCGCCATGGTTTGTTCCGCCTTTGTTCACGTATTGTAGGCCAGCACTGCGATTGGCCACGTCTAGTCGAATTCAGTGTGGAATGAGCCTGGGATGTTTATCCCGTAGCCCTCTGTCCGGGCGTTATGGTACATCTTGGCGCTCGTTCTAGTCGAGGAGAGATAATGAATGTGACAGTCCGTTTGGGGCGTGCGAGTAACGGCGTTCCCGTCTTCACGATTTCGGAGCAGTCGGCTGAGTTCGGGAGACCGTTCGGTGCTGTTTGGAATGGTGAACAACGGCTTTGGATGTACCCGGCATTTCTGCCGGCGGCACGATCGGTGATAGCGGACCTCGAGCAGGGGTTCGACAAGCATATCCACTTCGATCTCTCGGAGCCCGTTCAGAAGTACCTGGTGGGGCTCGAGGAGACTGAACGCCGTAAAGAGGCTCTGGCACTCCCTGATGGATTCGAGTTCGTGACGAAGCCCTACGACCACCAGGTGGAGGGGTTGTGCCACGTCTACTACTATCTCCGGGCGGCCCTGTTCTACGCTGCAGGCCTGGGTAAGTCGAAGATCATCATTGATCTGATGCGGTTGATGCACTTCCTGGGGCACAAGAGTCCCACCGTCATTATGGGGCCTGTCGTGACGGTCCTCAATTGGGGCCGACAGATCGACGAGCATTCGGACGGTGCGTTGCGCTGGGGGGCTGTCTTGGGGACGCCGAAGCAGAAGCAGGCGGTCATCGAGGCGACCGCCCGCGGTGAGTTCGACGTACTGCTCGTGACCTTTGATACAGCACGGAACTTCGTCGATCTCATTCACAGGGAGATCCCATACCGGTTGGTCGTTGCGGACGAGAGTCATCGCATCAAAACGTGGGGCACTGGTGTGACGAGGGCTGCGCATGAGATCGGCCAAAAAGCGTCCCGCAAGATTATCATGACGGGCACCCCCACGCTGGGTTCTCCGCTGGACCTCTACGGGCAGTACCGCTTTCTGGGCGATTGCTTCATGCCGGAGCCCTACCACAAATACAAGCGGAAGTTCCTCAACCATGCGGGTCCGAATTCGCACGTGGTTCTGGGGTACAAGAACCTGGACATTCTGAATGCCCGCACCGGTCTTCTGGCAATACGCAAGACCAAGGAGGAGTGCCTGGATCTACCGCCTCAGACTTTGATCAATCTCGAGTTTGAGATGTCCAAGCACCAGAGCACGGTTTACAACCAGCTCGTGATGGAGATGGGAGTTGACGTGGTCAACCTCATCCACATGTTGGGTGGGATGGGGGCGGTTACGGACGCGCTTCCGCCGGACTCAGTGCTCCCGCACATGGCTGTCCTCCTGAACAAGTTGCTCCAGGTCTCGTCGGGGTTTTTGATTACCAACGCCACTCTGGGGCTCTGTGACGACATTGAAGAGGGAGGATGTCCACACAAGTTCGCCTGTGTTCCCAACGGCATCCGGCCCGGGACGCCAGCGTGTGCGGTGACTCAGACACGCCTCGAGGACCAAGTCACGGTCTTCGACAAGAACCCGAAGCTCGAGGCTCTCATGGAGCTACTCGACAGCATCCTCGTCGACCCTCCCAACAAGACCATCGTCTGGGGCTACTACAAGAAGGAGCTGGACATCATCGGCGAGCGGCTGGCGCGGATGGGCGTCGGCTACGTGCGCGTGGACGGCAGTACCGGGAGCAAGATTCAGGCGCGAGCTGACCAATTCAACGACGATCCCGATACACGTGTCTATTTAGCCCAGGTCTCGACCGGAGTTGGGATCACGTTGAATGCTGCCGCGTACATGGCCTATTACTCGCTCCCGTATTCGCTCGGATCCTACCTCCAGAGCTTAGACAGAAACTACCGAATTGGGCAAACAAAGAACGTGACAGTTTGGCGATTACTAGGTAAACAGACAGTGGACCCGGCAATCGTGCATTTGCTCGACAACAAAGTAGAGGTCGATAGGGTGTTGGCCACGAAGCTCGCTTGCATCTTTTGCGACCGCAGTATCCCCTGTCTCGCCGGAGGCGTGTCCTTGTTCGACGCCGCGTGTAAGTACCAGCGTAACATGTCGCGCCCGGTGCTGAGAGCGCAATTCGTAGATGTTACGGAGGGCTAGTGAAGATCAAGGTCACGTACGAGAAGAAGGACATCCTACGCCTGGTACACAAGGATATGCAGGCTCAAGGACTTCGGCTGAAGAGTGGGACCACGCTCGCATATAAAGGAGCGCTCCAGGTTGGATTTCAGGTAGAGACCGAAGATGAGGGTCCTGAATCCTCTACCCTCGACGAGACAATTACATCAGCGCCGCTCTCAGCCGACACACCCCCTGAGGCGTTGGCGCTCACTGCAGCGGAAGAAGCCGTAGGGATGGGGAGTGTTTTGGGCGCGTCCAAACAGCTTGTAATGACCCAGCCAGGGAAGTTCGAGCCGAAGGGTCCGCGCACCCTCGTTAGAAACGACATGATGCAGGAATTCGACGAATTCCCGGAGGATAACTAGTGGCAATACCCGGAATGGACGAGATCGAGGACATCCTCGACCCAGTAATACCAATCCCCGATGACGTTGGACCGTCGTTGTCGGACATCCTGCCGCAGGGATATCTCTCAGTTTCCCAGGCGACCATGGTCCTCAAGTGCCCGTACTCGTGGTTCCTGAAGTACGTGCAGCGGTGCAGGGGCGCTGCGTCTGCGCGGATGTTCCAGGGCATCCAGGTTCACCGTGCAGTCGAGCACATGCTCGAAACCCTGCTCTACACCGGAGCACTGCCCCCCTTGGATGTGTCGACGGACGTGTACTCCGACACGTTCAACGAACAGATCAAGCTCATTGACGACTGGGAAGGCCAGACCCAAGGGGAGGTGAAGGACCTCGGGATCAAGTGTACCAGGGTCTACCACCAGGAAGCCTCCGGCGTCGCGATGCCCGTGAACGTCGAGAAAACGTTCTCCACGGTCATCGCTATCCGTACGTCTGACGGGGTGGAGATCCAGCTCCCCGTCCTCGGGCGTATCGACTCTATCCAGGTACAAGCGTTCAACGAGCAGGAGTACCAGGACATCCGCGAGAAGGTTGCCCCGGCGCTCACCCAACAGAAGGAAGCTGGCGCGAAGCGGCTCACGGAGCCCAAGGTTACAAAGCCCCTGCGCGTCCATGACTTGAAGGTTGTGACGAACAGGTGGAACGAGGACAAGATCAAGAACTCGCTCCAGTTCATGCTCTACGCCGGCGTCGAACACGTGCCCGACATCCAGGTCGACCAGATCATCAAGGGCCAGGCCAAGGTACCGAAGCCGCGCTACGAAGCGCTCACGAGCATAATGACCCCCGCAGACGTCAGCCACGGCGTCAACGTCTTGAGCGGCGTCGCGGAAACTATCGCGTCAGGCCGCTTCCCGCTGTGTGACCCATCGTGCTGGTGGTGCAGTGATAAGTGGTGCTCCATGTGGAGCTTTTGCCGAGGAAAAAAGTAGACCCCTAAGGAGAAAAAGACATGGCTACTCCGCAGACACAGACTCCCAAAGACAGCAAGCCCGCGGCTAAGCCGCCAACCAACGGTGCCAACGGCGCCAAAGACACTGAGACCACCACGACGGAGACCGAAGAGACGCCCAAGCGCGCGAAGAAGTACATCTTCATCGTGACCGGGCAGATCAAACAGTTCGAGAACGCCCGGGAGGCCGAGGCGTTCTTGAACAGCGGGGAGGACGTTCCCGAGACTTTCGAGGTCATCAAGGGAAGCCGGATCGAGCAGAAGCAGAAGGTGTCCTTGCGTTAGTAGTTAGTTGAAGGGGGCGCCACGCTGGATGGCGCTCCCTTTCCTGCGTGAAGAGAGGCCCGCGATGGAAAAGTACGGCGTTGTCACAGAAGAGCCGCCCAAAGAGGCGGAGGACAAACCAAAGAAAGACCCCGAGTGTCCCCTGTGCAAGCAAGCCTTAGAAGGCGACGCCAATGTTCCAAAGTGCCCCCTACACGGCACCAAGCCGTTCGAGAAGTAATGGCGGCACGTAAAGGGGGGTCTCGCAGCGGTCTCAGTCTCAAGGTGACGGGCGACATCGTCCGGCGTCTTGCTAGTATTCGTGCCTTATGGCTCGCTGTCTATAACGACCCAGACTCATCAGTACAAGATGCAGCGGTGGAATTCTATCACGCTGTTGGTCAGCTGCTCGAGGGGCGCCCTCTAGAGCAGATGGAGTTTCAAAAAATCAACAAAGAACACGTGCTCGAGCACGTACAGGAGGGCTAGTTGGGTCGAAATGTAATCGAGAAGGTTCTCTACCGTCGCCGAAGATTCGTGACGCGAAAACGTATCTTGACCGCGGCAGAGGTCCTCTCGAAACTGTTACCAGTGGTAGCGCCAGGAAAGGCCGCAACTGCTGGCGTAGTGGACGCCCTAGACGCCATTGTTCGCCACGCCGACAACGATCTGTCGGTGGTCGTCGATAATTCTCCTCGACTACGACGCCGCATCAAGGAGCTGAAGCGGCAGCTTCACGAAACCCCCGATACCGCCGGCGCGGAGAAGCTCCGGACAAAGTTAGATATTCTCCATGAACTGCTGGTGGAGGACGCAGAGGTCCCCGATGAGTGAGATCCGACAAATGGTTCCCTACGCCGACATCGTTATCGGCGATGACTTCAATTCTCGCGAGAGTTTCCGTGAGTTCGCTAAAAAGGCGTTCGTTACGGCTGAGGGAGAGGAGTCTGTCCTCAAGGCGCCCGCAGCGCTGAAGAAGGTGCTCACCGACCACGAGATGAAGATGCTGGACAGCCTGAAGCAGCTGTCCTCCTCGATCGAGCAACACGGGCTAATTCAGCCGATTGTTGTACGTGAAGGCGGTCCGTCGAAGACCTCCAAGAAGAGGCGCTACTTTCTCATCGCAGGGGAGCGGCGCTACTGGGCTATTAACCTGATCCGTGCGAACAGCAATAAGTTCAAGCAGGTCGAGGTTAAGCTGAAGAAGTGCAATGCACTCGACAGCGCGTTGGTCAACCTCCTTGAGAATCTGCAGCGCGCCGACCTCGAACCTCTTGAGGTCGCCCGGGGTATCGCGAAGCTCATGGAGCTGGGCGGCATGTCTCAGGCTCAAGTAGCGAAGAGCATGGGCATGAGTGAGCCGTACGTGTCCCAGCACCTAGCGCTCCTACGCGCGGCACCGGAGATTCAAGCGGCGGTAGCGGCAGGGACTATCACTGCGACGCACGTCCGGGAGATGTCCACGCTCCCTGTTTCCACGCAGAAGGAGATTCTCCAATCCGTCACCGACAAGATGGACAAGGGAGAAAAGGTCACGGTTCTGGACATCAAAGAGGAGGCCGACAAACACAAGGCGGACCTCGGTATCAAGAAGACACGGTCGCGCAAGGGGTCGAAGGACGCTGTCGAGTACGACAAGGACAAGATCGCAGCGGCCAAGGAGGTCCTCGGCGACGTCGAGATCAAGATGCGCCCGGTAAGTGCCGCGCTCGAGCAGTACGGCATCTTGATCGCACGTTTGGAGAACCCTCAAACAAGCGACGAGACCAAGGTAGTGACCCGGATCCAGATCAAGTGCTCCGAGTTCCACATGGGCGTACGAGCGAAGCTGTGAGTACCCCTGCGCAAGTCGACCTCGAGACGTACGTAGCGATTGCGGACGAGGTCGACGAAGTAGACCTTGTCCTCCCTATCAAGGGTCTCGTGCCGCCCGCCACGATTGACAACCTGCGGCGGTTAGGCCGCCTCTCCTTGTTGAACACCGAGGTCTTGCTGTCCTTGATCGGACAGGCGCCTATTGACCCGTTCGGGGTTTATGGGGCACTCCAGGGCACCGGTGTCTGGGCCTTCAACGCCCTAGACTTCACGGCAGTACAGGTCCTGGCCAAAAAGGGGGCGAAGCCTGTAGCGATGATGCGCATTGATCTGATGTCGGACGACATCACGCTGGTGGCTTTGAAGAAGGGCCAGCTGGTTGCGCACACGACCCTCGAGGCCGACTTCATCGTCTCGAAGTTGAAGGAGCCTGGCGTTACGGAAGATGAGGTCTTTCGCTGGCTCAAGGGCTATATTGACGCCGCCGTTAGTGACGGCATGACAAATGCCGCAGACTAGTAGACACTAGTAGACACTAGTAGACGTCGCGTGACGTTTGAATAGCGCGCGTCTCTAGTAAGTCCCGGAGCAGGTGGACACCGCTGATCTTGATCTGGCGCACTCGTTCCGGGCACATCCCAAGGATGGCTGCGATCTGCACGAGGTTTCGCGGGTCGTCCTTAGTTCCAAAGTACAGGTTCAATACTGTCTGTTCACGCGAAGGGAGCTGCCCGATAACCCGTCGTAGTAGGTGGTTCGACTGCAAGGTATCGTAGACGGCTGGTGTACTGTTTGGATCGTCGTCAGCAGATTCCCGCAGGTCATCGAGGGCAACGGTGCGCCCTTCGGGGGCCTCGGGAACCATCTTACGGGTCTTCGGGTGATTGGGTCCGTCTGTTTGGATCGCTTTCTGGTATTCCTTAGCGCGCCGGCGCTGCGCTTTTTGACGGTGAGTGGGAACGTGTACGACGGAGGAGGTCCTGTAATCCTCGTCGGCGATTTCCTTTTGGACCCACCATCCAGCGTACGTCAGAAAGCGTGGCGCGGGTTTCCGCTTGAGGTCGTACTTATCGACCGCCTTGATGAGGCCAATGTTCCCGGCGGCGATAAGGTCCGGGAGACGGTCGGGGTCACGGGAGCGTTTCCGGGCCAGTGTCACGACGAAGCGTAGATGTGACTGCACCAGCGTGTTTCGCGCGACGCAGTCTTCCTTTTGCTGCCAAAGACGAATCAGGCGGCGCTCCTTGCGCTTGTCGACGATGGGTACCGTTTTGGCGATATCCCCGAAGTAGAGCACGGCGCTGTGCGCGGCATTCGTGTCCATGTAGTTTGACGGTAACAGTACCGCCGGGGGGCCGCAAGAAGAGTTCTTTACGCGGTTTACTCGGCCTCTTTTCTGCTGCCCAGATTTCGCGGGGTTCGAGCGTTTCGAATGAATCGACAGTTTACGTCGATTCACGTGCTGAAACTGCTTGCCACTCGGGTTTCGAGCAGCCTAGGATGACTCCACCAATCGAAATTATTCGGTGATTGGTTGTCGCAATAACGCATAACGATAAGGAAATTTGAAATGTCGAAAAATGGTAAGAAGACCTCAGATGAGAAGGCGCCCGTCATGGACGCTACGGCTACTGAGGCGCCGGCCACAGAGGCACTGACGGTGAAGGAACCCGCGAAGGCAGCGCTGACCGTCGTGGACAAGCTCGAGGCGCTCGGGATTGTCATCCCCTCCGAGGCTGAGTTGAGCAAGATGGCCGTGCGTATCGCGGCCAAGCGCGAGGCGTTGACGGACCTCATCGACGATGCGGAACTGACGCCCGAGCTACGCGAGCAGGTCCGCGTCCTCGTCGACCTGGCGAACCCCGCCAAGCCGGGCATGGAGGAGGTCAGTGACACCTGGGCGCCGCCGCGCATCCAGATTCACCAGCCCACCTCCAACGACCCCAAGAAGCCCGAGAGTTCCCGTCCGGGGAACCTCTACAGCACGTCCGGGCAGCTGCTCGAGACCCCGTTCGCCTTCGTGCCCTTCTACTTTCACGAAGAGTTCGTGAACTTCGAGCAGGGCTCCCGCAACCCCGTGTGCCAGTCCCCGGACGGCAAGGTCGGTGGTCAGTACGGGATCTGTGGGAGTTGTCCCTACCTGCCCTTCGGCAAACAGCGCGGTGGCAAGGGCCAGCAGGAGAAGACCGACTGCAACTCGCAGATCGTCGTCGCGATGTTGGCGTCGGACCTGTCGCAGGTCTACACCTGCCAGTTCAGCAAGACGAGCCGGTCGGCGGGCCAGGCACTCATCGCGCTCGCAAAGGCGCACCCCTACCCGTGGAAGCAGACGTACCTGCTCAGCACGGACAAGATCCCAGGGGACCTGGGGACCTACTGGAAGGCTAAGGTCGAGCCCACCGGGCGCGACAACGACGCGGGGGTGTCGAAGATCGCACGGGCTCTTCAGGAGCTGTACCAGGCCGAGCGGAAGCGGGCCCTCGGGGACTTCCATCTCCGCATCGCGTCGGCTCCGTTGCAGGCTGCCCAGATGGAGGCGGCTGTCTCTGAGTCCGCACTCGCTGCAGGTCTCGACGATATCGAGCCCGACCTGGGGGCTGAGGAGTCGTCGGCGCGCACTGCGTCGAAACCGATGTAGTTGCTCGTCGAGGGAACCTGAGACGTAAACCCTGGTTCCACGGAAAGCTGGGCCGTCCAGCTTTTCGTCGAGGATGGAGAGTTATTCCACCGTCTATCTTCGACGAGAGGCTGGACATTTCTCACGGGGGTTTTTGATTTGGCACCAGATATTTCACTGCTAGCGGCGCAGTACGCGCCATGGTCAATCTCGAAGGCAGGCACAGCCAATACGTGTGCTGCCCAGTTCAAACACAAATACATCGATCGAACGCCGGGGGGTGTTTCGTCGTCGGCGAACAAGGTGGGCACCGCGGCGCACACCGTTCTTGAGCATCGCGTGGTAGGGACCTCCGCCGACGATGCACGCAAGCTCGCCCTCGAGGCGACGCCCCTTACCGCCCAGGAGCGGGAAGACCTGCGGGTCTTAGACGATGCCATCGAGGCGTTTCTGACACGCTTTGATGGATTTTGTCGGCGAGAACGTGTCACGGAGATCTTCAGAGAAGTCGCCTGGGGGATCACTGCGGACGGTAAGCCCACGGAGTTCTTCGCGGATGACGTGTATTTCCGTGGGAAAGTCGACCTCAGCGCGCTCACCGAAGAAAAAGACCTGTACGTAATCGACCACAAGTCGGGCGTAGCGAAGGTCATCGGCAAGGACCTGACGAAGAAGCAACAGCTCTATTCGTACACGGTTCTCGCCACTGCCAATATCCCAGACTTGAATGGAGTCCGCTGCGGTATCAACTTCCTGCAAGGGAAAGAGGACATCCGCCTTCAGTGGTTGGACTACATCTCCGCGGTTAGCGTGGCGACCGTCTACACGCCCTGGCTGTACAACCATCTCAATGACGTCGCGGAGAATCTTGTCGAGCCGTTCACCGCCAAGCCGCGGGCAAGCTGGCCGTGCAAATGGTGTGACTTTCGCCTGGTCTGTAAGCCCTATCAGGAGTTGACCGGCGGTGCCTAAAGGTAAAAAAGCGGAGAAGAAGATCCTCTTCAATAAGCTCCGCGAGATCTGGCGTGATCTATCAGTCGGGGACTGGCTCTCTATTGCCACCGAGTTCAAGCCCGACTCCGGGTGGTACGGGACGTCGAACATCAAGGGGTGTTGCCCCTTCCACGATGAGGATACGCCGTCGTTCGTGATCACCCCGCATAAGGGCATCGCCAAGTGCTTTGGGAGTTGTCACAAGACATGGGTCAACCCGGTTACGTTCGTTGCTGCGCTGCAAGCCGAGCGCGGCACGCCGCCCAATGTTGGCGAGGCAATTCAGTACCTGCGTAAGCGGTTTGGCCTCAAGGCAGCGATCCCGGACGCGTTGTACGAGAAGGTCCGCGACCACTCGATTCAGCAGAACTACAAACGGGTCTTCACGCAGTTCTTCGGCAAACTGCTCTTCGATGCGATCTTCGCGTACCCGAACATGGATGCGGCGGGTTTCGGCTGGGCCGAAGTGGCCGTCAAGTACCTCATCGAGCGCAACCTCGGTGACTATTCTCCTGCCGAGATTCGCCCAATAGTAGAGAATCCTGAGAAGGCCCCGTGCCCCGGGGACCCGCTGGGCATCTGGCACACGATTGTCGGGAGCCAGCTGCTCGGTCTCTTCCCGCCAGAGTACCTCGTGTCGAATCACTTCGGGGCAGACTCAGAAGAGATGAAGTGGTTCAAGAGCTACTTCGGCGCGTACACAGGAGCACAAGTAGGGCAAAACTTCCACGGCTTCCTCGTCATGCCGCTACACGACGAGCCCGACTCCGTGTGTCGTTTCAAGATGCGGCAGCCGTCGAAGAAGGACAAAGTCATCTTCTTTGTCGACGACCCCTACGAAGCTGAGATGGGGGACTTCCGCGGCCTCTATGGACTGCACCACTACCGCGCCTTCATCGGCGCTAAGTCGGTCGACGACCATTCGATGGTCGAAGACTGTGTCGTAGTCGAGGGCGAGTTCGACGCGCTCGCCTGTATTGCCCAGCAGACTGCCCGCATGAGGGACGACTTCATCGTGCTCGCGACGGGCGGGGCGGCGGTGCAGCCGCTTACACGCCTGTTGAACTACGGCCTACGCATGGTCCACGTTGTCCAGGACCGAGACCAGGCGGGGATTGGCGAGACGCAGAAGATCCTCAAGAAGTCAGCCCACGAGAAGCTCACGTTTCGCGTGTTCAACTGGCCTGACGAGTACAAGAAGTGGAAAGACCCCACCAACCCGGATGCCCGTATCAAGGACCCCGACGAGGCCATCAGGCACCTCGGCTACCCGAAGTTCGCCAGGCACGTCAACGATACGAACAATTACTGGTCTGTCCAGGAGTGGTGTTTCTCCCAGGCTTCTCGAGAGATTTCCGCTGCCCCCATCGACGACATAAAGCGGCGCTCGAATATCGCGATGGAGTGGGGGCGGCTCATTCGACATGAGCAGACGTGCAAGATCTATTGTGAAAGCATCGAGCGCGCCTTTGGCATCGATGCTGTACTGCTCCTGCGGGAGACGCTCACCAAGGACGAGAGCGAGGAAGCTTTCATTACCCGGTTGGCCAACGTCATTCGGGACGGGTTCCACCTGATCGGGGTGAAGAGGGGCGAGAACCGCAAGAAGATTCTCTACATCTGGAGCAAGGCAGACCGTAAGACTGAGCAGCTCCCATTGAACGATGAGCGGGCGCTCGAGACAATGCTCGCGCAGACCTATGGAAACATCTTCGACTTCGTGGCCAGTACCACCGGCGACCCCGGCTTCATGACCGACGGCGAAGACACTGCGTTCGGGGTGGAGGTCCGCGCCAAACGGTACCGGACCTACGCTAACTTCGCCTTCCTGGAACTGGCGAAAGGGCTGCCCTCGCTGGACCACGCGGTGACCAAGGCCCAAGGGATCCATTACATCGGGGAGACCGAGGGGGAACACAATTCGTACTTGATCAATGGGCAGGACGTCTACCATATCCTGCACGCAGGCGAGCGCTACGAAGTGGTCGCGCTAGATGGCCCCAGTCACAACGGCGTTATCTTCAACAACACCGCACTCCCCTGGATCGAGTTCGAGAATCCTATGGAGGACCTGCACGCTGACGTCGACATCGTCGACCTCTATAACCGTTCTGTCAACGTGCTCAACACCGGCTGGACCTTTCGTAACCAGGACCTGGACTGTACCTTCTTAGGTACACATATGATGACCATCGCGGTCATGTCGGCCTTCCATCGGCAGACCGCTATCATAGTGAACGCCGAGCACGAGTCGGGGAAAAGTCGCCTGGTCTCGGGGCTCATTGGCGGAGCCAGCTTTCCCCGTATTCACATTGTGGCGCACGCGATCACCATGCACGGTTATTCTGCGGCGGCTATTCGCCAAGAACGGAACAACAGCTCGCTCCTGCTCTGTCTCGAGGAGTTCGAGGATTACGGCGGTCACGACCCTAAGTCGATGCGTACTCGCGCGGTGCTCGAGATGTTCCGTGACCTCATCTCCGAGAAAGAGGTTCGGGTGTCCATCGGAACGGTGACAGGGGAGGCGCGAACGTTCCATTTGCGCTTCCCCGTAGCTGCCAGCGCGATTCGTCCCTTGCGTGACGCTGCGTCGCTGTCCCGCTTCGTCGTGTTCGAGCTGGTCAAAGACCCGACGCGTATTGATCCGGTGCAGGCGGTGCAGGAGTCTATCGGAGAGGCTGGGATCTACAGCCTCAAGCGCGACCTGGCCGTTGGGCTTCTGCGACACATCCCGCGGCTGCGCGAGTTACAGCTCGAAATTGAGCGTGAGTACTCCGCCGGCGCGTCGCTCCCAGCGCACGCATCATCCCGGTTCCGAGAGTCTCTTTACCCCGTTCTGACAATGATGAAGTTCGTCCGGGAATACGGGCTTGCGCACGGGTACGAACCTGACCAGCTCCCCGACTATAAGACCTTCGCGTACGATTTCGCGGAGAGTCGCAAAGGGATGCTTGCTCGGTTGAAGACAACCTCGGAGAATGAACAAATCTTCGAGGCAATCCTCAGCTCCCCTATTAGCGTCGAACGAGACGCCGGGCACATGTCGGCGGTGACCAGTATCCGCAACATGTTGGTTGACCCAAACAACATCGGGATGATCAACAAGACGCGCATGGGCGTCTACCTCGACATCAAGAACGAGTGGCTGGCCGTTCACTGGCTCCAAGCACAGCAAGGAGTGCTGTCCCATTCGCGCTTCAAGACCGAACACGTGAACTTCCTCAAGCAGGTATCGGAGCGGTCGCCACAACATGTACCGGAGACGGTTGCGCGGGCGGCGAAGGTGCTCGAAGGCTTGATGGATGAAATCGGTCCGTGTGTCGACTACGAACAGGTGACCGTCTTCAAGGTGGACCACCTGTTGGCTGCCGCTCGTCAGCGGCGTAAAGAGGCGATGGAAGCAGGTGTGGTGCCTGCTTCGGATATCGCCCCCGAACTCAACATCCCGGGAGAAGGAGATCCTTCGAGACTTGAAACAGACGGAGACATCATCGTCTAGGAGACGTCATGGCTAAGAAGATCGTTCTACCCGACATCCCCGTAGACGACGCGACCATCGCGCCGGACAACTTGTCCAACGCGGCCAAGGGCATCATGTGCAAGGAATGCCCCTTGGTGAAGAAATCCCGCTCCATTGGTGAAGGTGCTCGCGGCGAAGTCGACATCATGTTTGTCGCCGAGTCACCCTCGTCGTGGTCGGTGAACAACCAGCAGGTCTTCTATGGGCGCGGCGGACGCATCCTTCGCAAGACGTGGAAGACCCTCAAAGAGTTGGACCTGAAGACCGGCGGAAAACTGCGGTTCAACCACCTGCGCAAGTGGGACTGCTACGCGGTCCAATGCCAGGTTGAAGAGGGGCGTGAGGCATCGGTCCGCATCCCCAAGACGGTCATTGACCGGTGCTCGTGTTATCTCCGTGCGGCCATTCTTCACAAGCGCCCCAAAGTCATCATGGCGTTTGGTGCGACCGCACTGAAGTCTCTCGGCATCCAGGCCAAGAAGTTCACAGAGGTCCGTGGACAGCAGCTGACAATGCAAATTGAGGGGCACGAGGTCGTGGTCATCCCGACCTTCTCGACGAAGCACCTCATGGCTAAGACGGGTCTCTACAGCCTGTTTTACACCGACGTGATCCGTGGGCTTCGCCTCGCTTCGGGTGTCGACGATGCGCTGGCTAGCACTTCCATCGAGGAGGTCACCAAGAACTACCGCTACGCCACGACAGTCGAGGAAGTGGGGAAGCTATGCGACGACATCATCGCGTACGTTGTTCCCGGCGCCGACGCGGCAGCGAAGTGCGCCCTGGCTGTCGACATCGAGACGAATACCCTGCACCCACAGAGACCTGACGCACATGCTTTGTGCGTCTCGTTCGCGTGGGACACCGGGCTGTCGACAGCTATCGCGCTGGATCACCCAGAGTCTCCCTGGACTCCGGAGGAGTTGGCGGCGGTGTGGGGGCACGTCACCCGTGTGCTCCAGTGCGCGAAGCCGAAGGTCTTCCACAACGCGAAGTTCGACCTGAAGTTCCTTGAGCTGCGGCACAAGGTCAAGGTGTTCAATTACGCCTGGGACTCGATGCTTGGCGAGCACCTCCTCCGCGAAGACCAATCAGGGTCCTACTCCCTCAAGGTTCTTGGCCGGAGCTATTTCCCGAAGTTCTCGAACTACGCGGACAAGGTTCACGAGCTAGCCGAGACGCTAACCGTGGATGAGATCGCTGCCAAGAACGCCCTCGAGAACGTTCGCAAGGGGAAAATTAAGAAGGGCACCCCCGGGTTTGATCCGGGCATGACGTCGGATTGGACCAAGAAGCAAGTTGAGACCTATCTCTTTGGCCGTAAGAAAGACCGCCGTAAGCGCCTCAACGACTCAGGATACGAGCGCGTGCCGCTCAGCACGCTGCTCCCCTACGCCGCGATTGATACCGATCTGACGCGAATGTTGCTCAAGAGCCAGTTCACCCGAATGCGGGAGGACAATTTCTTGAGTAATGCAAAAACGCTGATGACGAACCACTGCGTCCCGGCCACGAGGGCGCTCGGTAAAATGGAGTTCGACGGGATGCGGGTAGACCGCCCCTACGTCGACTATCTCGAGACCGAGTTAACGCGGGTCGTGAAGGAGAAGACCGCCATCCTGCAAGGGTATTGGGACTCGGCGGACGGTGAGTTCAATCCCAACTCGACGGCGAATGTCGGCCACCTCCTGTTCAGTAAAGGTATCTACGAACCAGACACGCCCGACCCCAACACGGGGAAGCTCGGTGTATATGCCCCGCGGTCCGGTCCGTGGTCTGAGCGCAACGCGAAGTCCGGCCAGTTCAAGACGGACAAGGCAACGCTCCGCGCCATCGTCGAGAACACCGGGTGTCTATTCACCAAAGCCCTCTTGGACTACCGTTCTGCGCACAAGGCGCTCTCGGGGTTCATCCACGACATCAAGCTGTTGTCGGAGGCCGACGGATTCCTTCATACGAACTTCCATATCCATGGCACGTCGACGGGGCGCCTGTCCTCGTCCGACTTGAATACGCAGAATCTGCCCGCATGGTTGGCGGGCTACAACATCAAAAAGATCTTCATCCCCGACGACCCCGAGGAAGACCTCATCCTCAACATGGACTACAAGGGCGCGGAGATTCGGGTCTTCACCGCGTACGCTCCCGACCCCGCACTGATCAAAGCCCTCAACGACGGCCTCGATGTTCACTCCTTCTTCGTTCAAGAGGTTTTTGGTATCCCCTACGATGAGGTCCAGAGACTCAAGGACCACGACAAGAAGATGGACGCCACGAGGACGACCGTCAAGCGCGTCGTCTTCGGAACGCTCTACGGCGCCATGGCGAAGAAGATTGCCGAGACCGCGGGCATTTCAATGCAAGAAGCACAGGATGTCATCGACAACCTGTTCAACCGCTTCCCCACGCTCGTCCAGTACATGAACGATACTGTCGCGCAGATTCATCGCTTCGGTTTCGTCGAAACCCTGTTCGGGCGCCGTCGCCGGTTCCCCCTCCAGAACGTCAATGGCTTCTTCCGGGGGCAAGCAGAGCGCCGCGGCAAGAACATGAAGATTCAGTCGACGTCTTCGGACATCCTCATTTCGCAGCTCTGCGAACTTCATGAACACCTACCGGAAATTGGCGGGCGACTATGCCTTACAGTCCACGACTCCGTTGTGGCCAACGTGAAGAAGAAGTACGTTAGCCAGCTCCCGGATTTCATCAACTACTACGCTGTCCAACGAGTCAGGGAGAAGTTTCCGTGGCTCCCCGTGGACTTCGCATGTGACATCGAAATCGGGCCGAGTTATGGGGAACACGTAAAGCTCGAAAAATATCTGTCCGACCATCAACCGCAGTCCCCCACTGCTGACGAAGCACTGCTCCAAGTGCTAGACGAGGAAGCTCTCAATGAATTCAGGGAAGACGAAGAAGAACAAAGGGAAGCGAAAGCAGCCGCAAGCTAGGAAGAAGGCGGCACAGGTTGAGCAGGAAAAGATCCCCACGTGGGAAGAGATTGCGCAGTACCCGCCCATCCTTTTCACGACGCTCGGGCGAGGCGTGATCATCGGTCTCATCGGGGGCGCGAGTGAAAGTGCCGTGCGGATCTATGCCCCCGCTGCTGTCCAGGAAGCGCCCCCATCGAACGTCCTCTTCCTGCCGTTGTTCCCGATTGAGTCGTTCATGGACCTGCGCCAGTCGTGCATCTTCAGCTCGTCGCCGATCCCGCCGATTCTGCTCAAGGGATACCTGGGCTACTTCGAGCAGTTCGCCAAGGGCAGCTACCGCATGAACCCTGTCGTGATCAACGCGGCCATCGACGCACCCGAGGGGGCGCACGAGGTCTCCGGCGTTCCTGAAGCCCCGCCGAACAGTGACCCACTCCAGGCGGTCCCAGAACCCGCGCCCGAGACCGTTGAAGACGCGCCAGCGGCATAGTAGGATGGTAAACTAGATAAACATCCGTGGTATAAGCCCCTGACTGGAGACTCTATGGCCTACTACAATCGCCCGCCTATCAACGAGCTGAACCTCTTCTTTTTCGACTGCGAGACCGGGGGACTTCGCCCCGGCGTCGCCGACATGGTTGAGGTTGCCTGCGTGCTCACCGACCCCACGGGGTCGAAGGTGCTCGATGAGTTCTGTGCCAAGGTGTTCCCTCTCAAGGAGGTGCATCCGAAAGCGGCGGCGGTCAACGGTTACACCGCTGAGAAGTGGGCAGAGGCCGCCGTCGATCTCGACAAGGCCATGGTTCCTCTACTGCGGATGGCAAGAAACTCGTTGTTCGCCGCGCACAACGCGGCCTTCGACTGGGGGTTCTTCGAGTTCGCCATGGCCCAACGGGCGATGCGGTGGCCGAGCGATTACCACCGCATCGACACTGTGGCTCTGGCGCACCCGCTACTCGTCTCCAGGCGAGTTTCCAACGTAAAGCTCGTAACTCTAGCGAAGTACTTCGAGTTCGAGTTCAAAGACGCTCACAGTGCTCTCGCGGACGCGCACATGTGTCGCAAGGTCTACTGCGCGTTGATGGAGATCTACGCGCCGTTCTTCGATCAAGCGTAGAAGCGCAGGTCCTGTATCAGGACGCGCCAGGCCAGCCACCCGAAGAGCTGGGCATGGAAGCAGTCATCCGGCTGCGTAGCAGCGTGTCGCCACACCTTACGGCCTGCCATTGTCGTCTCCTCGTAGATGTTGAGGATGTCGTCGATGGCAGGCTGTATTTGCGAGAGCTTGGGGTAGACCGCTTTCTGGTGCGTCAGAAACAGGGCGTAGTTATCGATGAGCGTGGTGCGGTCACAATGGTAGGCCATTGTGTTTGGATTCCAGTCGATCGGTTTCGATGCACTCAGGTACCGGGCTTGCACCACCCGGTGTGCCCCTAGTTTGTCGCGGAGCATGGCATTGGCCAGGGCCCCTTCGCCGGCGTCGCCGCAGATCATTTCGACGCCCCAGGCCTGACACAGCTCGCAGATCTCATCGATCCAGCCCGAGGGATGGCCATTTGGGAAGATCTTGTAGTACATCGTCTTCAACCGCCCGTCCCCCATGTCCCCCCAAATGTGCAGCACGGTGCGGGACTTGAGCAAGCCCTCCATCCCCTTGACCTCGCCGCCACCACCCGACCAGTCGACACCGGCTACGACGCGCAAGAGCCCTGTACGAGACGTCTTTAGCGGTAACCGAGTCATCTCGTAATTGGGATCGCAAAGGCCCTCGAGGATTTCTTTTGTCAGCAGCCGAGCGCCCGTGGACGTCGAGACCCCAATGCACTCGTTGAGGAACTTGACCTCGCCCCAGTTCTCCATCTTGTAGAGAATGCGCTCCCAGCGTTCCATCGCTTTCTTGTAGTAGGCGTGCGACGTACCCCAGCAGGCCGGGACGTTTTCCGGCATCATCGGCTGCGAGATGTGGAACCCCTTGATGCCGGCACCGGGGTTCATGTCGATCCAGCGACCCTTCCGTACGTCCAGCAGTTTTCCGCAGCCTAGACAAACAGGGCCGTAGAGCCCAACGGCCTTCGTACTGTCGATGAAGGTCAGCTTCCCACACCCGTCACATTTGATGCACCACTCAGACCTCGTCGACCGGTCCCAAAGCACCTCGATGGTGTTCTCCATCGTCTTTGGAGTGCCGCAGTACATCGAGTACGCCTCGTCCTGGGCGCTCATACATTCCTCGATAACTGGAATGACTGGTTCGAACAGGATGTCCTGGACCTCGTCGAACGCACAGAGATTCGCGGTGTAACCACGTGCGCGATCTGGGTCATCCAGCGCGTACGTGAACGCCATCTCCGATCCGTTCCGCAGCATACGAAGGAGGACACTATCGATCGACTCAGGCCCTACGAAATAGCGCCGGAGGTCAGGAGAGTACGCGAGGATCTTGGCAACGCGCGTGTGGGAGAACTTGCGCGTTTGCTCTTGCGTCGGAGAGATGTAGTAGCACTTGAATTGCTCTTGCCCCACGCACTGGGCAATCATGAAGCTCGCGATTGTCGTAGACTTAGCGACCTGACGTCCTGTTTTCAGCAAGATACGAGGGTAGAACCCGTCGTAAATGGCCACGTACATGGGGTAGTTCTCGAGCGAGAACGGCTTCCCATCCACGTAAAAAAGCGACTGAGCGATGTTGGAACGGTAGTTCTCTACCGGCCCTTGTTCAGTCGCAGCGCCCCTCATCACATCACCAACTCACGCAGGAGAAATACATGGCTGAGAGAAAAGAAGAGTCCTTCACCGAGAAAATGGACATCTCCATGGTGTCCACCGCTATGTACGTCACGTTGGTCAACCTTTGCGCGGGAACGAAGCTCGTTGTGGCGGCTGTCGGCAGGTCCGGCATTGGCAAGTCGGCGATCCCACGGCAGATTGCCGCGTCGCGCAATGCGCCCTACGTCTTCATCGATGGTCCGACGACCAGCATTGAGGATTTCAGTATTCCGACAACTGCCCAAGATACCCGAGTGTACTACGACAAACGGGTTCCGCGGAAATTTCAAGAACTGTTCGATTTCGTCAATCGGCTCCGGGAGGAGAATGGCGGGGAGTTTCCTGCGGGAAGGAACCCCATCCTGTCCTTCGAAGAAATCAACAGGACCCCGGACAAACACGTGACACGGGCCATGTTCACCGCCCTCAATGAACGCATGATTGGCGACATTCATATCGACCCGGCGATTCAGATGGTCGTGACCCTCAACCCCTCTGGCGGAGGGATGGCCGTCAACGAGTTCGAGCGGGACCCGGCAATGCGTCGTCGGCTCAAGTGGGTGGGTGTGACCGCCAACTACGGCGACTTCATCCGCCATGCCAAAAAGACGAAGTTCCACGAGCAGGTCGTGGCGCATCTGGAATCCCAGCCGCAGCATTTCTACGACGACGGGGCGTCGTTGGCTGGCAAGATCTTCGCTTGTCCGGCGACCTGGGAAGACGTCTCGACCATGTGCTACCAGCTCGAAGCGAACAAGCTGCCTCTCTCGGGCGCGGAAGCCCGTGCACTGTTCGCCGGCGCGATCGGCCTGACTGCGACACAGGCGTTCGTCGAGTTCGTCGAGGATGCATCCGTAGTCATCACCCCCAAAGAGATCCTTCAGCACTACGCCAAGAAATCCACAGTGAGGGAGCGCTTCAAGAAGCTCGTCGAGGACAGCCGTCTCGACAGGGTGTCGACCCTGTGTACCGCTGTGGCCATCAAGCTGTACGAGGACACCAACAAGCGCCCCGAGACCATCGGAAAACAACTCGGCCTGTTCATGAGCGACATGCCGGAGGAGGTAACTCTCGCGTTCATCAGAGAAATCAGCGAGCAGTCGAAGAACTCGTCGGGCGGACAGCAGTACCTGCTCGCCCTCAATGGCCTCATGGCTAAGGAGAAGGACGGCTACTTCCGTGAAGCCGTTGAGCGCCTGCAGCGGGCGCAGCGCAAGGGTCAGGAAGAGGCCGAGAAGAGCGGGCTCTGATGAAAAACGCACAGACAGCAGGGGGGATACGAGGCACAAAGGGCTTTCAGCAACTGAGAGACGGTGACAACTTCGGGGAACCGTGCCCGCACTGTGATGCCCTGTTGCGTGTACACCGTGTAAAAAAGGGCCCGATTAAAATCTGGTGCCCCTGTGGGTACACCGACAACGCCAAGGACTTCTATTAGGCGAGCGCGTCCAGGTCAGCTTTGGTCGTCTTTTCCCGGTCCTGAATGTGCAGCTCTACCATCGCAAGGCGGGCGAGCTGCACCCCTTCAGGAGTCTCGGGGAAGGCGTGGGAATCGAGCTTTGTTTTGTCGAGGGCCTTCCACGCCTTTTCGACGTCCTCGACCAGCTCGACGTGGTTCCGGGTCATCCTCTTGAGACAGTCGTGCGCGAACGCGAGCTGCTTGGGGGGCACCAGAAAGCCTTCGCGGTGAAGGATGACCGCGGTGTAGGCGCAGGGCTCACTCTCAAAGGTGAGCTGCTGATCCCCAAGCCACTGGCGGACCCAGGCGGCCTCCTTGACCGCCCAGGCGACCGCGGTCACCGGGGCCTCCTCGAGCGCTTCGGGGTTAGGGATTTCGTGGTCGAAGGCGTGGATGGTGTTCTCGAAGACCAGGCCGTCCCAGTAGAAGCTAGGGACCAGGTGCAGAGTCATGGCAGCCATGAGCTTGACCCGGTTCTCTTCGGGCAGATCAATCTGGTGGTGCTCCAGCTCGCGCCAGATGGACTCAGGCTCCCAGGAGAGGAAGTTGCCGATGATCTGCTTGCACGCTGGAAGGAGAGCGACAGCGGTCGTCTGAGGGCTCAGGAGGAGCCGACGAGCGGCGCCCGGGTCGGCGGCGGCGTACTTCTCCATCCGGAGATGCTCGATGGCGTTCTCGAAATCCATACTCGCGTTACGCCGCGGGTTTGTAGCTAGGGTCCTGCACCATCTTGAGAGCTTCCAACGAATCAGCCCTGGCGCCAGGCCTCATGTGCTCTGGCAGCGGCCGCTTTGTTTCGGAGTCTCTCATGTTTACCTGCCCCGTTGCTTCGGTGCGGTGTCGCAGGTAATTGTGCTTCTTTTGATCGCCCGTGTTGGCAAACTGGCCCTTGCTCTTGCGCCCCTCGATGGCCTTCATGGCCCCCGTGTGCTTAGCGAGCAGCTTAGGGTTCATGGCCAGTTTGACGCAGGCGGCTTGAAACCCGGCAGTGTACGCATGTGTGAGCATTGGTTTTCCTAGCGCATGTGGGAGGCCAAAAGGCCCTTCATGTCCCGTGGCAGTGTCCCGAGGATTGCGGCCAGCTTCTGCGGGTCGATGTCTCCGCGGGC